AATAGAGAACCTACTTTAAGTCTTAATGCTTTTGCTGCAATAAATCCAAAACCAGTAAGTATTTTTATTAATCCACCTTTTAGCAGAAGAACAATACTTGTACCAAATAATAGTGTAGATAAAAATTGTCTTTTAAATCGACTGAGAGCATCAATATTACCTTCACTCTTTAACTTGAAAAATTGTAGCGTTTGATTAGTTAACCATCCTGCTGCTAGGATAAACATGAACTTAGCAAATCTACTAAGTATTCCTTGTGCTTTTTGTGCGACTCTCCTAACTGGGAATAATAATGCACTTTGAATTTTTTTCTCTAATGCACTTTCTTTTCCCTCTCTTAGTCCCTGCTCTGCTAATAGTGCTTCTCTTCTTTGTTTTTCTGCTTCTCTTTGTCTCTCTACCTGATCTGAAATCGCTAAGTTAGATTTTATTTGTAGTAATGAATTACTTAATTGTGATACTTGATTTGTAACTGTAGTTAATTGTTGAGATACATTAGTAAGTGTTAATGAATTTTGATTAAGTAAATTTGTTGTTTGGGGATCTGGTTGTGGAGGTGGAGTTGGACGACCAGAAAAAATACCAGAAGATACACTTCTCCTAATACCTCTTAATCCTCCCGCTATGGGAGAGGCTAGTGCTGTTTGTTCTTCATCCATTCCTTTCTTGTTGTGCCTTTAGATTTTCCTCTTCAATATATTGTTGGAGCAGAGAAACATATATCTCTCTTTCCCAAGGAATCATATTTTCAAGCTCAGTTAAGCTATATTTATGGTGCTGCATCAAAGCAAAATTCAATTTATAGTATGACGCAAGATCTTCATGTGCCATACTTACCCGAAAAAATTCTGTAAACCCTCCAAAACAATTTCATTTTCTTTGCCAGTATTTGGATTCTGAACCTTAACTTTATGCGAAAGTTTTGGCATGGTCTCAAAAAACTGTTCAACCTCTTTAAATTGTGCAGAACTTAATTGTTCAATAAATTCAGTTAATTCTTTAGTCGTACATTCTTCAGATGACCAACTTTCCTCCTCAGAGTAAACTTGATCGACACATGATGCAATCAATTCAAAGGTATCATCTACATTCATATTTTCAACATTAAAATTAGTTTTAATGAATTCATCTAAAGATGGATATTTCATTTTTAGTGTATACTGATCATCTAATTTAATGTCAGTTTTGTGTTTACGATTTGTTTTAACTTTTATTGAATCTATATTAATTGAAGTTGGCACTTGTGTTTTACCATCATCAGGGCAAGTTACCATAACTTCTATTTGCTCACCAACTGATTTTCCACGAATATTTAAGAACAAATACTCAATGTCAAACGTTGATAACTTTTCAACCTTAATACCTTTTGTTAAGATACATCTTCTCAATACATCTTTAACTGCATTTGCGATTTGTTTTGTATCTTGTGACTCCATCGCTAAAATAAGAATTTTTTCTTCTTTAACTAAAAATGGTCTAAACTTCATTTTTCTCTTCGATGATGGAAGAGTTAATTCATAACTTGGAGTCGATATCTGTGGTAATGGCATAATAATCTTTACACTTCAGTGCCACTATTTATAGGGGTTTTTTTAAGATCTATTTGTGTTTTGACGGAACGCTGCACCTAATGATGATAATCCATCTCCTGACAATGGATAATCAAAACCAGTGATTTGTGATATACCACTTACTACCTGCTGATCACTATTCAATAGTGGTGTTCCACTCATGATATCATTTATTCTATTTGCTTGATTATATGGAATGCCTGTACCAGGATCTGGTCTTGATCCACTATTAGGATTATTATTAAACACTTTACCTAATAATCTTGCTAACGATGAAGATTCTCCACATACATATCGGTCAAAACTAAATGATACATTTGCCTTTAATACCTGTGAACCTTGATATTGTACTCTTGTAGAGTTAAGTGATAAAGGAAATAATCCTACAAATCTATACTCTAAAAAACGATTATAATCTCTCTCAAATTTAACTATTCTTGTATCATTCGACTTATATTCGCTTGGATATCTCATTCTAAAATAGTAAGTGTCTGACGAAGGATCACCAGCAGATGCACCTGAAATATATTCAATCCAATGTTCTAAAAATTTAAGTGATTTATATTCAGTATCAACATAAAACTGAAAATTTATTTGAGTAAAATTACGAGTATGTGCAAATCTTTCAATCACCCCTTGATAATCACCAGCAGTGTTTAATGTAGCTAATGCACTACCTGGTAATACAGCATCACTACATAACAATCCTATATCATCTGCTATGAAACGATCATTAATACCTTTTCTTCTCAAATATCCTCTTAATCCTCCATTTGGTAATGCAAATTTAACTAGAAAGTGAGAAGTAGTCGCAACATTCTGAATTTTGGGTAATATATCTGATATTTGTCTTGGTCTTGGTGCTGGCACTCTAAATAAAATTACATAACATATGTATTTAGATGTCTTATAAGGGAAAATACTATCCCTCCTATCCCAGAAAATATAAAGGTGATCCAACAAACATCATCTATAGATCATTATGGGAGAGAAAGTTTATGGTCTATTGTGATAAAAATGATAATATTCTAGAGTGGGCAAGTGAAGAAATTGCTATCCCATATCGTTCTCCTGTTGACAATCGAGTTCATAGATACTTCCCCGACTTTTATATGAAAGTCAAAGAAAGAGGTGGGAAGGTTAAAAGATATGTAATTGAAGTCAAACCAGCAAAACAAACAAAACCACCAGTCAAACCAAAAAGACAAACGAAAGGATATATTCGTGAAGCATATGAGTATGCAAAGAACCAAGCAAAATGGAAGATGGCACGAGAGTTCTGTGCTGATCGTCAGTGGGAATTTAAGGTAGTCACAGAAAAAGAGTTAGGAATATGAGTCGCATCGACCCTATCATGAAAAATTTAGTCGGGAATGAAAATCCTGATGATTTAGCAACAGATATTTTAGAAGTATTGACAGAAGGTAGTAATGTTCCAGAGGAAGGAAACTATTATGTTTTCGTATATCGTGCAAAAACACCAGGTATAAGATATGATTTACATCCATTAGTTGCAGTGACTGATGTATTTCAATGGGGATTCAAGGGAATAAATTTTCATTGGGGTGAGATGAGGCAATATACATATGGTGAAGTTGTCGGAGGTTTATATCAAGTTGATGAGATGGAACTACGAGACCTAAGAACCATTCCTTTTGGTAGAATCATACTAAATAGTTGATACAAAGGAAGATATTATAGATGGCACTTAATTCCAATATACCAAATAAAGTAAGATCAAGCGATAGTAATCCATTTTCTGGCACCTATCGTCAAGATTCTAGTAATGGAGTAAGTTTTGCCGATGCTGTGAATCTAGCACCAGAGTTAAGTGAAAGAATTAATAAGAGAATAAGAAAAAAGGATAGAACATTCAAGGGTGAAAAAACAGTATCAAATAATCGAATATTCATGTCATATCCAATCGCTAGGAGTCCTAGTGAAAAAACAGGAGACACACTTTTAATTAAATGCTTAGAGTACGTTCCACCAAAGGACGGATTAGGTTTAAGTGTTGATGTTCAAGGTCTCACTGAGGTTCAAGTGAAGGATGGAAAAGAAGTAAAGGGCACTAGACGGGTTATACCAGCTAAAGATAGGCAAGAAGGAGGTAGGCGTGAAGGTCAAAAAATTAAAATAGAACATGATTTCACCAGTGGAAATCAAAGAATGTTGCAAAATCAAATAATTAAATATTACGTTGAACTACCTGCTCCTCAAGAAATTAATGATTCCAACTCAATTACTTGGGGTGAAGATACTCTAAACGCTCTTGAACTAGCAGGGTTAAATGTTGCACAATCATTTGTTTCTAATCCATTAAATGCAGTGTCAGATTCACAGAAAGCAATTACTGCACTAAGTCAGGGATTAGATATTGATGGTCTTGACCCAGATATAAGTAGAGCAGTTAGAGCATCAATATCTGGTGCAGCAATAGGTGCGTTAGGTTCTAATGTAAGCTCAAAAAGTATTATTGCAAGATCAACTGGTAAAATATTAAATTCTAATACTGAATTACTTTTTCAGGGTGTAAATTTAAGATCATTCCCATTTAGTGTTTCATTTAGTCCAAGAACACCTGAAGAAGTAAAAGTTGTAAAAGCAATAATTCGTTCATTCAAGCAATCAATGGCACCTAAAGCAGGTGATTTTAATGGTTCATCTGCTACAGGAATATTTCTTAAATCTCCAGATGTTTTTCAACTTAAGTATAGACATGATGGCAAGGATCACCCATTCTTGAATGCATTTAAATTATGTGCATTGACTGGAATGAGTGTAAATTATACAAATGCAGGAACATATGCAACCTATGATGATGGTTCACCTGTATCAGTCAGAATGAATTTAACATTCAAGGAAATCAATCCAATTTACAATGAAGATTATGAAGAGGAAATGGCAGGAGAAGGAGTAGGATACTAATGGGATATTTCGGAGAACTACCAAATATACTATATCAATCACCCTTGTTGCATAAAAATTCAACAACAGATTTTATAGTCATAAAAAATATATTCCGTAGAAGCAAACTCTTCGATTTTCTACAGGGAAATGTCACTTTATTTAATAAGTATGTTATAAACGATGGTGATAGACCTGATACAATTGCAGAAAAACTTTATGGTGATTCAGAACTAGATTATATCATTGTGCTCGTTGCTGGAATAACAAACATAACACATGAATGGCCACTACAAGATTATCAAATATATGATTACACACTGAACAAATATGGATCTGAAGCAAAAATGAATGATATTCATCATTATGAAACATTCGAGATAAAAGATAGTCAAAATCGAACTATACTTCCTGCAAAATTAATTGTAGATAAAGACTTTAAAATGGATGGTAGTGCATTAAGATTTCCAACAAATCGTTTTACTCTTATCTCACAACAGGGTAATCAACTACTAGATGATAAAGATGAATATACAGTGGCAACTGATAATATTGCAAGACCAGTCACTAATTATGAATTTGAGATTCAGACAAATGAAGATAAAAGAGATATAAATGTGTTGCGTGAATCATATATTCAGACATTTATTAATGATTTAAGAGACGTAGTTAGATATGAACAAAGTTCTAACTTTATAAATGGTAGATTAGCACAAACGGAAAATACAAATATAAATCCATAAAAAAAGGGGGTCGTTTGACCCCCGTGTAATTATTCTTCCGCTAGTTTTTGGAAGTACGATAATGCATCGTCATCATCATCTTCATTGACTGAGGATGGTG